GCAGAAAGCGTAACCATAGGTCGGCGCCCTTATCAAACGTTCACATTTATTATAGGAGACATTAAAATGGACAAATTTGGTTTTACACAATTCGCAGAATTAGTAAATTGTAGACTAGGGGTCATCGGCCTAGTAGCTGCGCTCGGGGCCTATGCCATGACCGGGCAAATTATTCCGGGAATCTTTTAATTACCAAATACCTGTATATTATAAATATAGGTAGTTATTTGGTAAAATAATGGGAAATGGAAATCCAAAAGGAACAAATAGGGGTGGTGGACCAAGAAAAAATGCTTGTATATACCATCCCAGACCATATGGTACTGTGTGGGTGGAAAGAAAAAAGCATTGTAAACAAGTTGGATATAAACATCATAAGGGATATATGGTGTTTAATCACGGATCTAGAGGTCAAGTTGCTATTCACCGATACATAGCGGAAGCTTTTATACCAAATCCAGAAGGAAAAGAACAAGTTGACCATATTAATGGAGTAAGACATGATAATCGAGTTGAAAATCTTAGATGGGCAACTAGACAAGAAAATATGAGTAATACAGTTTGGGGAGGAACTGAACAAAACGCCATAGACTACTTAACTGGATTAGGTTATACCATAATTAAACCTGATAATTAAAAATAAATCATTTTAATAATATGCTTGAGGCTAATTTAAAAATTAAACTCCCAATAAATAATTTTAAAAATATTTACTGTATTTTACGTGAAACACCATTTCCCCACAAGTTTTTAGAGTTTCAAGTTTATAGAGATAATGTTTTAATAGGTTTTAATTTTGAATATACTGTCAAAACGGATCATGCTGGACTCTGGACTTCTATTTCACTATTCTTCATTTCGATTGATTTTCAAATTTATGATAATCGACATTGGGACTTTAAAACAAACACATGGGAGACTTACTAATGATTACTAGAGAAGAATTTATTAAATTAGTTCCTATTGACCCAGAAATTGCTAGAAAAAGTTATGATGAATTAATAGATCAATTTGGGTATAATGAAAAAACAGAACAACATTTAGAAACTATTATTCATGGATTTAAGGGCATGAGCCTATAATAATTTCACACCCTATTAATAATCTTTCTGAGACTTATTGAATTTAGGGGCCTCATGGCCCCTTTTGCTCTAAATAGGACAACTAGAATAAAAATATGGGTGGGTTTATTTCTGATTGTGGTAATTATGGTGTTTTTAAGTTTGGAAAAAAAACAATGGATGGTGGTCTACCGTGGCCAGCAGCTAGAAGTTTTTAATACAATCCCGCAATGCAGAAAATACATTAAAGAACATAGTGCCAGCCTAACAACTGTCACACCTGAACCCACTCCTAGTAAAACCCCTGCTAAACTTAAAACACGTTCCAAGAGAACCAAATGATTTCAACAAAAGTTAGGCTACAACTAGAAGAAATTTGCAGTAGGATCGAAAATAAACAACCCGTTTCTTTTCCTGATATGGTCCTGATCGAAAAATGGTCCAGGGCCAATCGCTCTGTCTATGACATGCTCCAGAAGGCCCGCAGGAGGGCCATTCAAGGCCCCGTAGAAGAAGGGAGTCTAGACGATTTCCTAGACAAGATGAATCTAGGAAACCCTGATCCATCTACCCATATTACTGGAGAAAGTAGCATTGATGATCTGGCCGATTTTTTCAAAAACGATAATGACCACATGAGACGAGATTAATGTTTTTAAATCCTTACTATTCTGGTTTACTTTTTATCTTTTTCATCCTGGCCGCCATGATGATCATTGATAGAAATGTGGCCGACTACTTCATTTTGGTTCTCAGGATTGCCAAAATAACCCTTGAACGGTATCTTTGGATGCTCCGTTTCCACCCTAAAAACCCGATCACAAATTTTATTATGAAAAGGCGATACGCTAAAATTGCAAAAGAACTCCACCAAGAACTGAACACCCCTAAATGATTATGGAAGAAAAGTTTGATTTATCTTCCTTGCAATCAAGGATTAATGACATCAAAAAAGATGGTCAAGAATCTGCTGATTTTACAGTTGAATATCTTGAGTGTCTTATGGAAAGGCATGATCTAGGCCAGTCTATTCCAGATGATTATGAGCTTGAGGGAGTTCCAGAAACAATTTTTGAATCCTTAAGGAAAGGAGAAATTCCTAATAAGGAAGAAATTCTACTGATGGATTCTGATACCCAAAACTTCTTTTTATTTGAGATGATTTGGATTTGCGGTATGACCGCAATTGGGTATTATACTTCTGATGAGGAACTAGAAGAGGGTGAGCCAGGAACATTGGATTCTATTTTGGCCATGTCTAGTGTTTCTCCTGGGCACTGGAGCGCCTGTTATTTGATTGCTGTCCTGGCTCTTCTTATGGCCAGGGTCCCGTCAGAAGATATGATCGCGGCCATTACAGATAATTTCTCCGATTCGCCTGATCAAATCCAGACTAATATGGATCATTTTATTGAATTCTCGGCTGCTGTACTTTGTAGGCATACGGAGGACGCTGTTTATCATGGTGAGTAGTCTGGATCCAACGACTCCCTGGTTTGAATTTTTGAGTTATTGTGAATGCTGTTATTCTTTAGGAGTTACTCCTTCAGTTTGGCGATTTGTTCGCTACAATCAATACTTCAAAAATAACTTCAATGAAGAGAAAACCAAGAGTTAAACCAGAAGAAGTCAGTCTGGAACTCCCTCCTTTTCACATTGCATTTCCATTTACATTAAAACATCAGGACGGGAAAGTAGAAAAAACTTGTTATTTTTCCTGTAAAGAACATCTACAGTCTTACATAACCAGATACAAACTCAAAAAAAATCAAGTAACCATTACAAAAACCGGAGAACAAAATCATGGCACTAACTGAAAAAGTAGAAGACAAACTAAAAGAGGCCGAAGGAATTCTTCGGGATTGCCTGTACTGGGCAGCCAAAAACGAAAAGCCTGGGACTATTCACACCATTTCCAAAATCATTAACGAGCTTGACTATCTGATTAAGATGGACAAGATCAATGATAAAATGGAAGACCTAATGAAAAAACAAGGCGGCGACATGTTTGGAGGACTGTTTGGATGATTAATCATCTCACCGATTCTGAGCAAGAAGAGCTTATCGCCCTGAAAAGGGCCATTAACGACAATGTGTCCTCGGTCCATTATGATAAAATGGAACGCTTTACTGAATTACTAGTTAAGACTCTTTCTGGCAAAGGAGCCGGTGAGATGTTTACAGAACCAACAAACTTTTAATTTCTAAATACTCTAAAAGAGTATAAAAAATGAAAACCTATAGCCAGTTTTTAGAACAAACCTCTATTGCCGATAAACAACGTTTTGAACGTGAACAGAGACGGGCAATGTTAGATCAACAAGCCAAAGAAAGAGAACAAGAGAGAGAAGAACGAGCAGCCCAACTAAAGGCCGAACAAGAAGAAAGAGACGCCGATAGGCGAGCAGCCCAAAAAGAGCGAGAAGAAGCAACCCTACGACAAAAACTACAAAGACTAGAACAGCAATGAAATTTACCATTTATTCCAAACACGGTTGTCCATACTGTGATAAAATTAAATCTGTAATGTACACATATAATTTTGAACATGTCGTGTACACTCTTGATGAGGACTTTACTCGTCAACAATTTATTGATGAATTTGGTTTGGGCTCAACTTTCCCACAGGTTATTCTCAATGATCAAAAACTAGGCGGTTGCGTCGATACTGTAAAATACTTAAGGGAGAATAATCTTGTTTAATGGAAGAAACGTTTTATGATGTCGAGAAAGCCATAGACTTTGCCTTTAAGGAAAAGAAGTTTGTCATGAACTTCTATTCGTACCTTAAGGTAAAAAATGCCCGACGAATCGACGCCCAGGACTTTAAAACAAGTAATGTGGCAACAAATATAAGAACCCTGGCCGAGGAACTAAATCTTTATCTTCAAGGCGGCCAGACCGAGGAGGCCAAACAATTAAGAGAGGCCTATGGGCATTTATCAAAACCTGAGGCCAGAAAGATTATGAATTATATTTTAGGTTTCATTTCGGATTGTGATGTTTATATAAAAGAGAAGAATGCCAGAAAATCCAAACGTAAGCCTAAATAGTAAAAGAAATCGAGGATTCGATTGGATGCTTGATTCAAAAAGCAATAATAAGCAGGAGGAGCACTTTTTCAATTTTAACTTGCAGAAGTCTGTTTCTCTTTTCTCTAGAAGATTTCAGTTTTCTGTAAGTCTGACCGGAACCAAATCTAAGGAGAAAACAAATGTACAGTCTAGCAATTTTCATTAGTGTTATTTTAGTATTATTGCTTTTTGTGGTCGGGGCGATTGTTGGTTGGATCGCTTCTTTTTATATGAACAAGAAAGAACCAGAACAACCTTTTATCCATCCCGAATTTCTAGATGCTTCCGGAAATATTTTACCAGACGAAATTATTGCACTAAGATTTACACCCAAACTTGATATACATGAGGACTATTATGACACAGACTGCGACGGCGAAGAAGCCGAAGACTACGACCAAACCAATTGAACTACCATCTAATCCATTTCAACATGAGATCCTAGAACTGGCCTGTTCCCAAAGAACCAGAACCAAGAAGATTGAGGTTCTCCAGAAGTATCAAAATGATGCCCTTGTGGCCCTTTTTATCTGGAATTATGATGATTCTGTAATTACGGCCCTTCCAGAGGGGGAAGTTCCTTATTCCAGCAATCCAGATATTGCACCAGGAAATGACTCTCTTTCTGAGGCTATTAGAAAGCAGATTGATGATAAAATGGTTGATGCTGTTGGTGGAAACATGAAAACCACCCTTAGAAAAGAATATGAAAAGTTTTATCTCTTTATCCAAGGAGGCGATACTACTCTAAGTTCTATTCGACGCGAAACCATTTTTATTCAACTACTACAAGGACTCCATCCAAAAGAGGCCGAGATTTTGTGCCTTGTAAAGGACAAAAAACTGACTGATAGGTATAAATTACCATTTGATCTAATCCAAGAGGCCTATCCTTTCATCCGATGGGGTGGGAGGTCATGATGTGGTCTGAAGAGGAAATGCTAACATTACCCAAAAAGTACAACTGCCAGCTACTTTTTGCAAATGCCACCATGGCCCAGGCCAAAGATAGAAGTCTGCCTAAGGACGCCTATCTGGTTTTTTATGAAAACGAGCAGGGTTCGGTTGTGATGGACGTTTGTAGATGCAGCAAACGGACAAGTTTATTCGATCTTTATTATGACAAGTTCCGGAACGTAAAGGAAATTCGTTTTGGTTATGGTAATGTTAATCCTAAACTCTGGGGTGAACAAAACAAAAAAGAAAAGAAAAAGAGGAATTCTTAAATGTCTGCTGGTTTTGGTGAGGGAAACAAAATCAAACTCTCGATAAATAAACAAGAAATTAACAACATTATTAAAAAGTATAAAAAGGCAAAGAAGATTATGAAATCAAATCTTTATCAGGTTCAAGTTATAGACGAAACGGAAACTTATATTTCGGGTCTTATTCAAGAAGCCGAGGCGGACCCTCCTGTAGACTGATGGGGAAGCACTACATTTTAAACCTGTATGGGTGTAAGTTTGAACTCTTGGATGATCTAGAGTTTCTTTTGAAATTACTTATTGATTCGGCTCTTTTATGCAAAGCCACGATTTTACAAAAATCTTATCATAAATTTGAACCACAAGGAGTGACAATTATTTTGCTATTAGCCGAGTCTCATATCTCAATCCATACTGTCCCTGAAAAGGGAGAGGCTTATGCAGATGTTTTTACATGTAGTGAGGTTGATCCGGTTATTGGGTGTCATAAAATAATCCAAGAACTGAACCCAGAAAGTTATAATTTGGAGTTTATTGCCAGATGAAAAATGAAAAAGTGAAATTAATCATAAAGAACATTGAACTTCTTCTTGAGCAACTAAAACTAGAGGCAATTGATGAAGAAGTTGCTCCTGTTAAAAGTAAAAATGTTATTGATATCAGGGATCTTATAACCAAGGATGATTATGAGGATCCGGAGTATTATGAAGAGCCAGAGTTTAATTTACCTAATGTATCTGTAAGATGGAGGAATGAGGATGTATGATTTAGACGAATTTGAAAAGGGCCTAGGTAATTTTTCGGATCGTGTAGAAGTCATTGTCGGTTTAGAAATTGGCGATAAAATTTCGTCTGATGATGCCTATAAAATGATCAAGGAAGAATACAAAAAACTTAAAAAACTACGTAAAGGAAATTAATTATGAGACCATCAGTGAAATTGATTGCCTGTACTCAAGGTGCAGGAGAATTAATTGGTAAGTCTGCTCAGGAGGTTATTAGTTATGTTGCCAGGGTGAGTAACCCAAATAATCAATTGAATTTTGATACGGCTGCTGGTCTTCTTAAATACTGCATTAAGCATCAACATTGGAGTATTTTTGAGACGTCTTATATGACCCTAGAGATTAATACTACCAGGGCGATTGCGGCTCAGATTTTACGACACAGAAGTTTTTGTTTTCAAGAATTTTCCCAACGGTATGCAGACACCAAACTTCTTTCTGATATCCCAGAACCACCAGATCTAAGAAGGCAAGATACTAAGAATCGCCAAAATTCGATTGACGATTTGGGAGATTATTTAAAACTAACTATTCAAGATGAGATCTCTAAATACTTTGAAAGAGGTCAGGCTCTTTATAATTCTTTATTAGAACGGGGAATCGCCTCAGAATGTGCGAGATTTGTTCTACCACTCGCAACACCAACTAGAATTTATATGACAGGATCATGTAGATCATGGATTACTTATATTGCTCTCCGTGAAAAAAATGGAACGCAAAAAGAACATATGGAAATTGCAAAACAATGTAAAGAGGTTTTTGGTCAGCAATTTCCTGATGTTTATGAGGCCTTAGGTGGAAATGTCGTTTGGGAGATTTAAATGAAATCCTATTGTATAAAAGACCATGAGACTGGTCATGTTTTTAAGATTCTTTTAACCAAAGAAGAGTTTTTAGAATTTCTGGCTGATAATCCAGAAATGGATGAATGCGTTGATTGTGTCGAATGCGAAGACGCGAGTAGTATCACATTGGAGGATTGATGATGCCCTTATATCCAGTAATTAACAAAAACACAGGTGAGACAAAAGAACTTAGCATGACTATTGCGGAGTGGGAGGTTTTTAAGGAAGAAAACCCCGATTGGTCACGTCACTGGGAAATGGGATGTGCAAGTTTGGGTGAAGTTGGAGAGTGGAAAGATGTCCTGAATAAAAAACATCCATCATTTAAGGAGGTTTTAAAAAAAGTCAAAAAATCTGGCGGCATGAATGCTAAAATGGACACACTATGACACGATCAAGAGCAACTCGTAAATCCAGGCAACAAGCAAACATCCCACTAAACAAGAAAAAAACTCAATCACCACTAATAACTCTTGAACATTTAGTCGAACTCCAACCATTAACTAAAAATCAAGAAAAACTTTTTTATGCCTATGATGATGGTAAAAACATCGTGGCTCATGGATATCCGGGAACCGGTAAGAGCCTTTCGCTACTTTACAAGGCCCTAGAAGAAGTGCTGGATCCATCGACTCCTTATAAAAAGGTAATTGTCGTCAGATCCACCGTTGCAACCCGCGATATTGGATTTCTTCCTGGATCAATTTCCGAAAAGATTGCGGAATTTGAAGTACCTTATAAGTATATGATCAAAAATCTTTTTGATTTTAATTCTGACGAAAAGTATGAGATGCTTTATGGGAACCTAAAGGCCCAGAAGAGTTTTTATTTTATGCCGACGAGTTTTATTCGTGGGATGACAATTGACGAGGCCGTTATAATTGTTGATGAATTTCAGAATTGTAATAATCATGAATTAACTTCGTTAATTACGCGAGTGGGGCAAAACACTAAAATTCATTTTAGTGGGGATATTTTTCAAACTGATTTAACTAAAAAAAGTGATATTGAAGGAATTCTAGTCTTTATGAATATTTTGAATAATATGAATTCTTTTGAGCGAATCGACTTCAATATTGAAGATATTATTCGATCAGAATTATTAAAAGAGTTTATAATAGCTAAAGACAAAATGGGTTTATTTCTTAAAGACTAAATAGTAAGTCTGTTAAGATGGCACTCTCTGCGGACAAAGGGGACACTTCTTTATGGAGTGTCCTTTTTATGAAAAAATTATTTTACTAAATAATAATGCCATCTTAATAGAATATCAATGACTAAGCAAAGTCCACGTATTTACGTATATAAAATTATCTTTTTAGAGATTCCACATTATTATTTTGGATCTCACAAAGAAAAATATTTTAATGAATTTTACCTAGGTTCTCCAGTAACTAATAAGGACGTTTGGGTTTTTTATACTCCTATAAAAGAAATAATTAAGGAATTTCCATTTACAGATGAGGGGTACATTGAGGCTAGAAATTATGAAGATAGTTTAATTGAACCCGTTTATAAAACGGACCCATTTTGTTTAAATGAGGCATGTAAAGGTAGAATGACTATAAATTCCTGCAGAAGAGGAGGACAAAAAACAGGAAAATACCATTATGAAAACGGTACAGGCATATTTTCTTTAACCACAGAAGAAAAACGTGAAGTCAGTAGAAAAAATGGACAAACTCATTATGAAAATGGTACAGGTATATTTTCTATAACCCCAGAAGAAAAACGTGAAATTAGTCGAAGAGTTGGACAAACTCATTATGAAATGGGACTAGTATTTTTTCTTTAACTGATGAAGAAAGGCGAGAAAATTGTAGAAAAGGGGGACAAACAAATAAAGAAAATGGAACTGGTATTTGTGGAATGTCAAAAGAACAGCTACAGGAAAATGGAAGAAATTCCGCAAGGAAATGTAAAGAAAGAGGAACTGGAATTTTTGGAATGACCCCAGAAGAAAAACGTGAACGTAGCAGCAAAGTAGGACAAAAACACAAAGAAAATGGAACTGGAATTTTTGGAATGACCCCGGAAGAAAAGAGAGAGGCTAGTAAAAAAGGAGCACAAACAAATAAAGAAAATGGAACTGGATTATATGGAATTTCACCAGAACAAAGAAAAGAACATGGTAGAAAAAATGGGCAAAAATCCCATGAGAATAAAACTGGACTTTTTGCTATGGCCCCGGAGGAAAAAACACAGGCGGGAAAAAGAGGAGCCCAAACCCAGATGGAGAAGGGTATTGGAATTTTTGGGAGAACTAAAGAAGAACAAAGAAAAAATGCTGCTAATGGATTACACGCTCAAAGGTGGCAATGCACCGTTACTGGTTATGTTACTACGTCGGGTCCACTTACAGGATACCAAAAAGCCAGAGGCATCGACACCTCTAACCGCATAAGAATTCAATAGACAGTTTTAAAATTGTCTCATAAGCTCTCGGACCACTTGACAGATCCCGATGATCATGCTACAATACACCCAGGTTGAAGGATAAAATGACTTTTACACATGTTGGAATAAATTTACCCAAATTACAAAGGGAACACATAAATGGGGTTCGCTATTATACAATCAATGAGGAAAACAAAAAACTAGTCTCTATAACTTCTGTTATCAGTAATTATAACAAAGAAAAATTCACACTCTGGAGACAAAAAGTAGGAGACGAAGAGGCCGATAGAATAGTAAAAAATTCTACCAGTAGGGGAACTGATACTCATACTCTTATTGAAAATTACCTCTTAAATAAGGATCTCCCTAAAGTACAACAGGTTATTTCAAATTACTTATTTAATTTTGCCAAACCAGATTTAAATAGGATTAATAACATTTATACGCTTGAGGGGGCTCTTTATAGTCTAACTTTAGGCGTGGCCGGGACCGTAGATTGCATTGCAGAATTCGACGGTGAACTTGCGGTTATTGATTTTAAGACATCAAAAACTCCTAAACCAGTTGCCTGGCTTGAGGGATACTTCACGCAAACAATTTTCTATGCAATGGCCCTGTATGAGATGACAGGAATTAAGGTCAAAAAATTAGTTATAATTATGACCTGCGAAAATGGTGAATGTGTTGTTTATGAAGAAAGAGACCTTAAAAAGTACATGAAACTGGTCGTTAAATATATCGACAAATTTGTAGAAGACAAGTCAAAAACACTCTCCGATTAACAGACTCATGAAATCTTTTAATTACAAAGAAGAACTACAAAAAGAACTAGAAAAGAAGTTCCACTCGCCAGAAAAGTTTTCACAAGAAATCGAGAACCTCATCATAAAAAACCCAGAATATAATTACATCACGGCAATCATTGAATACTGTGAGTCCAATGATATTGACGTGGAGCTGGTTCCAAAGCTAATCACCAAGCCACTAAAAGAAAAACTCAAGTGGAACGCAACCGAACTCAACTTTTTAAAGAAAACCTCCCTAGGTAAACTTCCTATCTAATGTCCCCTTTTGAAGTTTATGAAATGTATCTGGCCATAAAGATGCATTTCACCCAGCCGTCTTATGATTATTTCAAGTATTCTGGTAAGGTCAAATCAAACATCGAATCATTTAATAAAAGAAAGGACAGATACTTCTTTGAAAAACTCTCAAGAAAAAAGGCCAGAAAAGACGTTTTGGATTATTTTGTTTCAAACTTTATAGAATCTTCTGATCCTTCTAAAATGTGGGTCGGGGAAATGAAGACCTCTGGTGAGGATAATTACCTAAAATGGAAAGGGCGGGTTCATTCTTTTACTTATTTGTTTGAGTCTGATTTAAACACTTTAACGGAGGATTGTCATCTTTATGAGGCTATTGTTTCAAAATCAGGCCATCCAAAAATCATAAAGTCCTATCTGGCAGGGAGGATCTGTTTAGAATCAATTGTTGTTATGGATGACCTGACGAAGTTTATGAGTAAGTTATCTGGGTCTTATGATCCTGTTTTAGATGTTATTCGGGCCAGGGTTAGTAAGTACAGGCCATTTTTTGTTTACGATAAGGATTCTGCTGTTCGTGTGATTAGGAGTAAAATGTGATGGAGTATGGAACGAAAGCGAAATTAGCAGAGCGTGCTGATACTCCTATTGAAGTTTTAGAGAAATTAGCGGCTGATGAAGAGTGGATGGTTCGCGGTCGGGTTGCATCAAACCCAAGTACACCACAAAAATCTTTAGAACTCCTGGCAACTGATAAAAATCCTGATGTTCGCGGTCGGCTTGCATCAAACCCAAGTACGCCGCTAAAAACATTAGAACTCCTGGCGACCGATGAAAATTCTTGGGTTCGCTACTGGACTGCACAAAACCCGAACAGAAACGAACTAATCGAACGACTGGTTCTTATGACTAATTATAAACTGGGGGTGGGCTGATGGATTATGACACAAAACTAGAATTGGCAAGGAGTCATGATACTCCTATCGAGATTTTAGAAGAGTTGGCTGTTGATGAAAGTTGGGAGATTCGTGGCGAGGTTGCAACAAACTCAAATACTCTAGCAAAAACTTTAAAACTTCTAGCAACTGATAAAAATAATTTGGTTCGCAGAAGGGTCGCAAAAAACCCAAACACCCCAGTGGAAATTCTGCAACAATTAGCGACTGATATATCATGGATCGTTCGCGCCTGTACTGCAGAAAATCCAAACATACCATTAGAAATTCTTGAACAATTAGCGACTGATAAAGATTCTGATGTTCGCTACTGGGTTGTGCAACATCCAAACCGAACCGAACTTATCGAACGACTGGTTCTTATGACCAATTATAAGTCGGCTAAATAGACGATTATGGGTTGGTAAACCTGTCAAAAAAGCTTCCGGTTTTAATGTTATCTATCGTATCTATCGTATTAAAAAATGGATTTTAAACAACTTAAAAAGCAGTCTTCCTTAGGTTCTCTGACCGAGAAACTTCTTAAGGAAGCAGAAAAAATGGGATCCTCCTCTTCTGAGAAGGACAGTCGGATTTTTACGGTGCAGAGAGATTCTTCGGGCCTAGGGTTAGCGATTGTTCGCTTTTTACCTCCCCCATCTGGAGAAGATTCAGCATTTGTAAGAATTTATAATCACGGATTTCAGGTTAATGGAAAATGGCTTATCGAAAATTGTTTAACAACTTTGGGCGATAATTGTCCGATCTGTTCGGAAAATTCAGTTTTATGGAACAGTGGTATTGATGCAAATAAGAAAATTGCTAGTGCTCGTAAGAGAAAATTAAATTTTTATAGTAACATTCTTGTGGTAAAGAACCCGGCCAATCCAGAGCTAGAAAATAAAGTCATGTTATTTAGATATGGTAAAAAAATCTTTGATAAGATTATGAGTGCTATGAAACCGGAATTTCCGGATGACCCAATTATTGACGCATTTAACATGTGGGAGGGAGCGGATTTTAAAATCAAGGTAACAACTGTTAAAGAATCAAGTGGTGGCGCGACATACCCAAATTACGATTCCAGCGTATTTATGAACCCTCGCGCCATCTCAGAAGACGATGAAGAGATAGAAAAAATCTGGAAACAGTGCCATTCCCTTCAGGATCTTATTTCCCCGGATAAATTCAAGTCCGAAGAAGAACTCCAGAAGCGCCTGAATTATGTTCTAGGAACTTCTACCCCCACACCTTCAGCGGTTCAACGGCAGGAGGAAGAGATCGAGGAACAATTCTCGACAACCCGAGATCATAATGTTATGGAAGACCTAGAAAAGTCCTTCAGCCGCTCCAAGGACCCTCTAGAAGAGGATGAGAATGAAGACGACGTGTTATCTCGTTTTCAAGAACTAGTCGATTAATTATATCGGCCCGCAAGGGCCTTTTTAATTATATGAAAAATAAGTCCCCGAGAATCTACACTTACAAAATTACGTTTGAAGAAGTTCCACATTACTACTACGGATATCACAAAGAAGACAAGTTTGATGAGTATTACATGGGCTCTCCATATACTCATAAATGGATGTGGGATTTTTATACTCCACAGAAACAAGTCTTAGAATTATTTGACTTTAGTGATAAAGGGTATATTGAGGCTAGTGAAGTAGAAAAAAGATTAATAAATCCTGTTTATAAAACTGATCCGCTCTGTTTAAACGAAAATTGTGGTGGTATAATTTCTTTAGACGCTCGTAGAAGAGGTGGAAAACTTGCGGGGAAAACAACCGGAAAAATAAATGGACATAAAACCTATGAAAATAAAACTGGAATTCATGGGATGTCTTATGAACAAAGAATGGGTGCGGTTAAGAGAGGCGGGCAGGCAACAAGTTCTCAAAAATGGCAATGCACGGTTACTGGTTTTATCACCAGTGCTGCAAATCTCTCACGTTACCAAAAAGCCAGAGGCATCGACACATCAAACAGAATCCGCCTTCAATAATCAAAAATCCTAACGTTCTCACCCCTCTTCAACTTCCGATTAATAAACTGCGACCCGCCTTCCTTATAAGTCATAATCTCCTCTAAATTTTCAAATAAAACGTTTAAATACGTAGGTTTTAAAATAAAAATATCCCTCTTCTTCTCTTCCTTTCTTACCTCATATTGATAATTCGTCACCTCAACAATAAAATCTTTAGACGAAACCAAAACATCCTGCTCGATCCCATCATCATAAAAACCAAAATAATACTCGCCATTATTTTCCACATAATTACCATTAGTACTCCAGGTCGGGCTAATTGTTTTTCCTGGTTCCAATAAAACCCGGCCTTTGGAATCCCTTATTTCCAGGGTCTCATAATGATGGATGCCACTATAAAGATTCTCATAAGAGCCATATTTTTGCAGCATGACTTTATCAAACGTCTGTTGTGGGAGAGGCCATTCTTCTTGGACGTTTATGATATTATTAGCAAGAAAAATAACCCAGTCTAGAGTCGGATCGCCATAAAAAGAATTGGCAATATTATCGGCCCTTTCGTTTCCGACGATACTGTATTTTGTAAAAAAGGTCAGGTCATTAAAGATTTCTTCAAATAGTTTGCCTCTTCTGAAGAAGTTTTTAATCTGAGTATATTCACCTATCTTTGCGTTTGGTAGGCGATTTATGTATTCAAAGTTTGGAACGTAGTCGAAATAGTGGGCCATTAGTAACCTATCGTATGAATAGAAGTTTCCCCTTCTTGTTTTCCATAATCAGATGCATAAATTGGAGTAAGTTCTTTAAATTGCAATGTTATCCTATACATGACCATCGTTGCTTCAGTATCATTAAAGGTCATGTAAGATCCCATGGGAGTATAATCTACCGTGCAGGTTTGTAGAGCGCAGGTTTTTATTCTACCTATAGATTGATGTTCTTTTGCTTCAATTGGGGTGTTTCTATTGCTTATTTTACCTCTCATATATCTAATTTTAAAAACATAAGGAGAGTTTAAAAATACCCCAGCAGAAAATTCACTACTTCCTAATTGCCCTAATTCCCCAATATTATCTCTGACCGCCATATTTGATTTAAAAAAATAAATAATGTCTTTTATTGCAGTAGCGTCTTTGTCGTCTTTTGCAAATAAGTCAAAGGCAAATGAAAATTGTCTCAATTGTGGACCATTAAAAAGTAATTCAATGTTGTTGTTTAGGATTGCGCCAGTAGCCCTTGTTAATAAATTATTAACCTGAACAGCCTGACCCGCTAAGGCAACTTTTATTGCTGTTGTGGCTGGGCTACCCTCTTGAAACAAGTCTTTAAACCCATCTATTGAATCTAAATTTTTTGGATCAAATGCATTATCTGATCGAGCAACATTTAAAGAAGCATTTGCAAAAACTCTCTGTATTTCTGAAAGCCGATCATCTAACCAATCAACGCTATTCGTATCACTAATTTTAGTAATCGGTAAAACAACAAATGGGGTAGAGTCCACTCTTTTATATTTTTTTTCTTCTCTATTTCCACCGACTCCGGCAATTACAATATCTTGTCCTAATGTTGATAAGCTTCTACTTTCGGGATTGTATTCATAAACACTAAACTGTACATGATCTTGATCGTCGCTTATGTCTTGTGGATATTTTAAAAAAGTACTTTTTGTGCCTATGTTTCTATACTCAATTGTTGTATAAGCCTCTTTGGGTAGTGTAATAGAAAACGGTTGATTTTCTGTTATTCCGGCTTCTGTTAATGATTTCTTACTTTCCTTTACTAAATCTTTATTATTTTTTTGCTCATCATCAGTGGCCTTATCGGTTGGGGTAAACTTTCCATCTGCTCCATAAGAACCAATAGTCACGAATTCAGTTGTCGAGGCCCTAGGAGACGGCCTTTCTCCCCGTTGAATTAAGGTTTTATCCCCTTCGACTACAGATTTATAGGTTTTGTTATTAAATCTATAGGGTTTAGATTCTTTTTCTTCCATCTATTTTATAACTATTTATTAACTTTTACAGGATAAAAAGTAGGAATCCTTAAAACATAATTTAATTCTGATGGCTCTATACGATACAATTTACTCTGAACCCTATCAAACCTATATTTTCTAAAAGGCGACTGAACATATTTCGATGCTGCCAAATCTTTCCAATGGAAATTAATCCCTTCAAAATAACTACCCGAGGCGCTGGTTACCAAAACAACTGGATTTAGGTCATACCAATCCGGGGTCCGACCCACATATTTAAATGTATAAATTTGATTCAACTGAAAAGAATCTGCGGTTCTTCCTTCTGTTGCCAGAACACCAATCAACAACTTAAAATAATAATTAGGATCATAACCACTAGGGATATTTTTAGATAATTCTTCTAGCTTGTTTATCTTTTCTTTTTCTTTCTTTGCCGTCTTATAATCAACAAATTCTTCTGGATCTCTTCCTTGTTGTTTGGCAAGATAAACAATCCTTTGTTCATCAGCATCTATTTTTCGTCTTTTTGCATCGGATAATCGACCAAAAAGACTTAAGATTTTACTAACAGCACCCCAGGCTCTTTCCGCAATATTCGATAAAATCCCCATATTAAATGCCCAATTCTTTTTCTGTGACTACTCTGAATTTCATATTATTTGATTCACAAAATTGTGTTGCCTGGTTCCACTTGGACTGATTCTTTTCATAAGTAGCAACCTCATTAAGATAGGTCTGGGTTTTCTTTCGGCCCCTTTTGGGAGGCCTGGTTTGCTTTTCTGGTTTTATTTCAACTAAATACTTATCAACTCCCCCGTTCCTGTTTCTTACCTTTAAAAAAAGATCAGGAAAATATCTCCTTACCTTATTGGTCGAAGAATCAAAATACTTTATAGGAAATGGTTCAGAAGACCATTCAAGAATACTTTCAGTAGTATCGGCCCATTTAAAGGCCCTTAGTTCCCATGAGGATCTGAATACAATTTGGTTCGCATCACCAATGTATTTTTGGGGATTTTGTGGTTTAAACAGTCCTTGTAAATAATTGGCCAAGGGTTGATAAATAGTTATTATTACTTATTTATTAAATGGCCATTAAAGCAAGACCATTATCAGAAATAAAATCTAAACTTTTAAGGCCAGCGACGACTAGTCATTTTGAATGCAATTTTGTTATTCCTGAAAAGGTAGTAAGATTTATAGGACAACGTGGTGTTATTCTTGATAGAGAATTAATAAACCTCAGCTGCTGTGATGCTTCTCTTCCGGGGTCTACTCTTAATACGGCAACTCTTACTGATTCTTATACAGGTGTTACTGAAAATTATGCTTATAGGAGAGCCTATGATAATCGGGCCGATTTTAGTTTTTATGTCGATTATAATCCGGAAAAAACTCCTTACTCTGTAATTTTGGTATTTGAAAATTGGATTGCATTTGCAGCAGGAGAAAATAATAAAGCAAGATTAGACGATTTAAACTATTTTTATAGAGTAAATTTTCCATCTAATTATATCGCCAGACAATTTACGATTAAAAAATTTGAAAAAGATTATAAAAAATACATAGAATATACTTTTATAAATTCATTCCCACTTTCAATTTCATCAATGCCGGTTTCTTATGAGGGATCTCAAGTATTAAAATTTACTGTTTCCTTTTCATATCAAAGATACGTTCTAGGTAGTTTAACTGGCCCCGGTGTACCGGAACCACCACCGGCCCCGCAACTTCCACCGCCCACTACACCGCAAGGTCAACAACAATCTCCTACGGCACCCATAGTTAGCGAGGCTTTTAGGTTACCGACAGTGGCCTAAATAATACCATAGTTATTACTTCATAATTTTTTATGGCTCTTCCTATTGTTAATGCTCCTGAATACTTCCTTGAACTCCCTTCAAACGGAAAGAAAGTAAAATATCGTCCTTTTGTCGTAAGAGAAGAAAAGGTTCTTCTACTTGCCCTTGAATCCGAGGACGTTGCTGAAATGTCCAATGCGGTGAAAAATGTCCTGACTAGTTGCGTAAAAGGCGATAATCTTAATATTGAAACCCTCCCGACTTTTGACATTGAATATCTGTTCCTCAATATCCGAGGAAAGGCAGTTGGAGAAGAGATTGAATTGGAACTTCTTTGCCCCGACGATGGTGAGACTTATGCAAAAACCAAGATCTTTATTGATGAAATCAAGGTCAAAAAAGACCCGACCCATACAAATAAAATAAAGATCAATGATGACCTGATGATGGAAATGAAGTATCCATCACTTGAGCAGTTTATTAAATCCAACTTTAACTTTGAAGACCGTAAAAATCAACTAGAGCAATCAATTGAACTAATCGCAGCCTGTGTTGATAAAATTTATAATCAAGAAGAAGTCTGGACTTCTTCTGACGTGACAACTCAAGAAATTATTGATTTTCTTGAGAATCTAAATTCCACCCAGTTCAGTGAGATTGAAAAGTTCTTTGAGACCATGCCAAAACTAGAGCATAAGGTACAACTTAAAAACCCAAAAACAGAAGTAGAGAGTACCATTACACTTGCAGGGCTAACCGATTTTTTCGGATAGGTCTCAGCCATATGGATCTGATGTCTTACTATAAATTAAATTTTAGTCTGGCCCAGTTTCATAAATGGTCAATATCAGAAATAGAAAACTTTATTCCTTATGAACGTGAACTTTATGTGATAATGCTGAATCAACACATCGAGGAAGAAGAACAAAAACAAAAAGCCCTGTCCCCATAAATGTCAATCAGAAACAAGTTAGACGCACTTAAAAGAATACTTGGGGCCGAGAACTTTTTTCTGGCCGAGGCATTTATTGACAAAAATTTAAAACCACTAAAGATCAGAAAGAACTCTAATCTTTATGTTGCGGCTGTTGAATATATTGGCACATTAATTCAAGAAGGAAAGCAAATATTATCAGATAAAGAGGCCGAAACCTTATCCAAAGACAACACAAAAAAGACTGTTGGTACTGTTCATAAAAGGCTAAAGAAAGAGTTCGATAATCTTGTAAAAATAAACCAAATAATAGAAGGAGAAAAGAAAGAACCAGCAAGAACTGCCACTAAACCTTTACCCGATCCAATCCCGGCTGCTGCGGCAAAAAAAGAACCGCCAGAAGTAACTCTTGAGGCCGATCAAAAAAGAGTCCAAAAAGGCGGCTATGCAACAGTAACCTGGGTATCTAAAAATGCGGCCAGGATATCAAGAACAGACATTCCAGGAGTAACGTCAAGATCTCCTTTGAGTGGTTCTATAGAAGTCAAGGACATAAGAAGGAGACGGGATCTTTATATTGTTGTTGAATCTTTAGATGGTCAAAAGGCCGAGGCCAAGACTCAAATTTTTGTTGAGACCCAAGATTATCAAAGGAAAAGAGAGAAAGGAATAGTCGATGAAGAACCTCCTACTCCACAACCAAGACAACCATCAATTAATCTGGTCAGCCCTTCTTCTAGACCCCAACCAGAGCCAAGAAGGCGGCCAACACCGGATGCCGAATCTTCTAATATAAACACCAATATTCTAGTCAGTATTGAGAAGTCCCTTACAAATATTTCTAGGGTTCTTGCCTCTCAATTGAGGTTAGGTCAAAGAATTTTTGATACCGAAAGAAAGGCAGCCGAGGCCGCAAATCGGCTCAAAAAAGAAGAGCAAATGGAGGCAAAAGATGAGGGTCCTTCTGGAACTTCTCTGATGAAGGCCGGGGCCGAAAAGATGCTTTCGCCATTTAAGGCCATTATTGATAAGATCATTAACTTTTTGGTCTTTACATTTTTGGGCCGGGCCTTTACTGAGATCATAAAATGGATGAATGATCCGGCAAATAAAGGAAAGGTTGATGCCCTAGGAAAATTCTTAAAGGCCGCCTGGCCAATTCTTCTTGGACTTTCTGTACTATTTTTGACACCTTTAGGTAGTTTTATTTTAGGAACTGTCCAGTTTTTGACCGGAACCGCCAAGACCTTAAAGGGTCTAAAAAGATTAATTGATAAACTTATTTTCAAGAAAGGAGCCAAGCCGCCAGTAAAAGGTAGTCCAGGTACTGCTGGTAAACCTAAGGTAACAGTAAGCGGGGAAACTCAGGCCAGAGGACCATTTGCAAGGAAATTCCCAATATCTGGGGATGTCCAACCGAGAGGTTCTAGATTACCCAAGATTCCATCTTTAAAAGGAATTGGTCGCGGAAATTTAGTTACTGCGGCTATAACAACACTTGCTTCAATGTTTATGCCGCAAATTCAGAGTGCTGTTGGTGGTGTATATGGAGGCATGGGGCTTGGTGTTCAAAATTTAACTGATGATCAATTAGCAGAAGAAATTAAAAATGAATCTAAGATAAAAGATGATCCTTTTGGTAGACTCAGGCTATTACAGGAAGAAGCCGAACGAAGACAAAAGAAATTTTCATCGGGTGGCCAGATATTCTCAGGTCTCGTGACAGAAAAAGACGGAATAAAAGTATCTGGCGCAGGAAAAGATACTCAAGCATTCCCTGTTATGGGTGGTGGAACAGCAGTTCTTCAACCAGGGGAAGTCGTTCTTAATAAGCAAGGTGTAAAAAACGCACTTTCTATAGGAATAGATCCATTAAAACTAAACACTGGACCAAATGCAAATAAACCGGCTAATATAACAACCGGAATAAAGGCCATGAAATCAGGTGGGGTTGTTGGTGGTATGAATATGATGCCAAGAATGAAGACACCATCAATGAATTTAAATTCTATTAAAAACATCACCAACAGGCCAACGAATTTAAATGTCAACA